TACTGGATCACAAGCTCAAGGTCAAGTGGTTGACCGATCAGGATTAATTATGAATGGAGAATAGGGGACTCGAACCCCTCACCCCTGCCGTGCAAAGGCAGTGCTCTACCAAATGAGCTAATTCCCCCTATCCTTCCTCAACAATTTTGCTGAAGTCAGAAATCTTATCGAATCGTATGTTCTTTTCAAACTTGTCGATAAGAATTTCACCCTTATGGGAGATTACGAACGTATTCGTAGAACTATCTAGGTTCTTAAGAATCTTCAGTAATTCCTCAGTTCCAGAAGTATCCAAGGAACTGTCAAATACTTCATCTAGAATAAGAAGATTAGTCCACACACTACTCTTCATTCTAGCAATCTCCCTCCAAGTGAAGAGAAGAGCCAAATCAATCTTTTGTTTTTCTCCTTCCGAAAACGATGCGTATGAAAACTCATCACGGTAGCGAGACTTAATGATCTCATCAAACTCTTCATCTAAAGTGAAGTTAACATAAAAATCCATGCTTGTCAAGTACTTATTGATAAGCTTGTTGATGACAGGAATGTACTTCTTGATGATCTGAGATTTGATTCCATTATCTTTTAGAAGATTTGCAATGACTTCATACTCAACTCTTGTCTTTGATACTTGAGCACAACGTTCTTCAATCTCAGATTGTTCTTCCCGATAAACTTCTAACTTACCTTGCATCTTTGCAATGTCGGGTGATTCATCAAGACGTTGAATTTCCAATTGAATCTTTGAGATTGATTTCTCATTACGGGAAATCCTATCTCGCAACCTGCTAATGTTGTGTATGTTATCTTTTAACTTGTTCTCTCGTTTAATAAGAACCTCTAATTGATCATTAGTAGAAATAATTTTTTGCTGGAGCTTTATACATCCAGTATCAAATTGTTCAGAATTATTACGAAGATCGGATAATTTCCGATCTTTGAACTCACTATCGATAATCTGATCACATGTAGGACAAGTATCATTCTCTGTAAAGAATGCAATATCCTTTTGGGTATAATAAAATCTATTCTGAAGTTTATTCAAGATAGCATTTGCATTTTTTAGATCTTTCTGAAGATTCTTGATATCAACAATTTCAGTATGAATATCTAAATTTTCTGCCTCAAAGATATTGATGTCTCTAGTATACTCAAAGACTTCTTCTTCCAGAACAGAAATATCTTTGATCTTCAAATCAATCTCACCCACATTCGTTGTTTGCGAATTGCGAATATGATCCTCCTGCATTCTGACCTTAGTCTCTGCTGCTTTTAATTCATATCCACATTCTTTTTGCTTTTCTAAAACCTGGCGAAGTCTATCTTTTAGGAGAACATTCATTGTAGAAAAGATTTGAATGTCCAGAATATCTTCAATGATTTCTCTCCTATATGCAGGAGTTAACTGCATGAATGGAACGAATGTCGATGATCCCAGAATTACTACCTGAGTAAAAGACTTGTAGTTCATCTTTAGAACATTTTGTTCTAACCACTTTTGTTGGTCTGACGCAGCTGCAACTTGATCTACAAAGACATCATCTCTATAGATTTCAAATTTGTTTGGTTTAATACCTCTATTGATTCTCCATACGACATTACCAATCGTAAATTTAATCTCAACTACACATTCCTTTTCGTTGATACTATTGACAAGTTGTGGTTTGTTGATCTTACGGAATGGTTTGTTAAACAAAACAAAACAAATAGCGTCAAGGAGAGTTGACTTCCCAGCACCGTTTGATCCCTGAACCAAAGTCGAAGGACTTGTATCCAGATCTAGTTGTGTAAATTGATTTCCAGTAGAAAGAAAATTTTTCCAGCGAATCGTGTTAAAAGTAATCATTGAGGAGGAATTACAACATCATCAGGTTCAATAAAACAATAATTATATCCATAAACAGCACAGTTTTGTGTTACTTGGTCTTCATCACATTCCTGTATTTCTAGTTGATCGTCAAAATCATCGGCTTCTAAAAGTCCATGGTATCGAATAGCATCATCTTCTTGAGAAAATATTTGTACAGTTCTTTTACCATCTTTATTCATTACGGCATAAACACCGCCATGTCTTTTAGATACTAGTATATACATTAGACCTCGCAAGCTTCTAGATAAAGGGATCTTACTATGGACTTAATAGATTCTTTGTTAGCATTAAACTCTACATCATCTATATATTTGTCCAACATGGTCATAGTATCTTCGGTTTCTACATCATCAGATACCTCTCCATATTCTACAGATAGATCTTCGATAATCTTGAGATCTGCAACTCCTGCATCATACAACATCTTGATCAGTCTGTCAAACTTTAGTTGATCCTGTTTATCTTCAACAATTACTTTGACATACTTGCCTTGATATCTACTAACATCTTTCCAATCCGTAGCATCCCTATAAAAGATTTTTTCAAACATAGTATAAGGATTTTTAACGTATTCAAGTTCTAGATTGTCAGTATCTAGAATATGAAATCCCCTAGTTGCTTTATAATCGTTCCAATACAACTGGTATGGATTTCCAAGGTAATAAACATTACCTTTTGATGACTTTGTATGAAAATGTCCTGAAAGGACTTTTTCAAATTTAGCGAACGGTTCAGTAGATATTCCATGTTCCATTACAATACCAGGGACACTCTCAAAACCAGTAAACTCAAGATGGCCCACACAGAGAGTTGAAGTAGATTGTTCCAGAAGTTCGTAAACTCTGGATCGATTATCATCACATATCCAAGGGATGCCAAGTACAGGCAAAGAACCAAGAAGGAATTCACCAGGGCTATCCACAACCTGAATGTTTCCATACTCTCCCAAGAGGAGAGATGGGGCATTAATTCGGAGAGTGTTTTTATAGTAGATGTCATGGTTTCCTACGAGCATGGTCATTTTTACACCCAGTTTTTGTAACGGGGTAAACCACATTTCTTTCGCTGCTTCTAGCGAACTGAAATTAACAGATTTACGACGATCAAAAGTATCACCCAGGCAAAGAACTTGCCTAATTTTATTCTTCTTAATGTAAGGAATAACTACCTTGGAATAAAATTGTCGGTAGTACTCGACATAAATTTGTGAATCATTACGAACACCAAAGTGTTGGTCAGTGATAACAAGTACTTTCATAATCAATAACGATAGCTGTATTCAATGTTAGCTTTAATTTGATTGTAGGAATTGTTTATATCATCTCCATCTGAAGAGAAGACTTCTTCATATCCAGACCTCTCAATTAATTTGTCTTTAATATCCATTTGACGTTTTTCTTTTGCAATCCTTCTAAGAAAAGCATAAAACACAATCTGCGTGAAGTATGCAAAGGGATTCTTAGATTTTTCTGGATCAAAATTATCAACGTATTGAATACAATTTTCTATACCGTCACAAATCATATCATCTTTATACATGTAATTAATAAAGTTTGGACGATAAGATAAGTGAGTAGCAATCTTTAAAAAACATCCCCCAATGTAATTGTTGACTCTTGGTTTTTCAAGTCCATCAGCTTCGGCTTTTGCAACACTTTTTTTATATTCGACAAGAGCACGCAAGAACTCCTTATTATCTAGATAGTGTTGCTTTTTCTTTTCCATCATAAGTTGACTTAATGTGTTGGTATTATAATCTTAACGAAAGAAGTTGTCAAGGGTCTTGACAACTTGGAAAATTACATGTACAATAACTCTGTAGGGGTTCAAAAGTTATCTTATAGAGTTTTAAAGATCCTTTCCAACTTCCTTTTAATCTCTGCTATCTTGCCTTTGTGGCCCATTTCTTGATCTAGAGGAAGTTTAGCTTCTTCTATTGCTGTTTCAACATCTTCTTTTTCAGTAGATTTCTTAATAAAAAGTTCATACATAAATGTCATCTCTTGTGATAATCCACCCATCGTCATAATATCTTTTTCGTTAATGATGTAAAAATCTTCACTAGAAAATTCCATCCACTTATTCATTGACACTCCTTTGACGCCTCTTCCCTCTCCTAGAGATTTAGTGACAACTGATATCTCTACAGGATCTTGAACGTATATTACTGAGACACCTTCATCTTCTGTTGCAAAGCCTTTTCCGATGATTGTTTCACCAGAAACTAACTTCACTAGGAAGTGGAATTCTTCATCATGACGGACGTAGTTAATCATAGGATTCTTTTAAGCGAACTTCTATTATTTCATAATCAAATTTTTCTTCATTGTATATCTTAACTCTTTCAACTAAATGGTTTAGGGTAAAGTTTTTCAAATTGTTATTAGAAATATCATCAGCAATATCATAAAGAGTTGCTTGATTTTTGTTCTCGCCTTTTCGGAGAACACGGCCTATAGACTGGAGATTACGAACACGAGATTTAGAAGGTGATGCAAAAATAATATTATGGAGATTACGAATATTGATTCCAGTAGAGAAGGTTCCATAACTAGCAATAATAATGGCATCTTTTTCTTGCTCACATATTTGTCTAGCTTCTTCTCTGTCTTCAGTATCTACACCACCATGAATAAAGAATATCTTGCGTGTACCATTCATCTTACTATTTATCATATTGTAAAGTACCTCTCCGTGTTTCTCGACATAAGAGAAGAGTACTAGGGTATTTCCTTGCATATCTCGACACAAGTTACGAATTAACTTATTCCTTCCAGGGTGTGAAATGATGTACTCAATCTCATCTTGATATGATTGGAATCTAATAAACTTGTGCTTTAGAAGAAGTACTTTGATTTTTAATCTGCTAAGATGGCCCTGTTGCATCAGTTCATTGGTTTTAGTAACCTGATTGCATCTACCAAAGATACCCTCTAGAACTAACTTGTTTGTATGACTACCATCTAAAGTTCCTGTAAATCCGATACGATATTTACAATCATGCATCTTGGTCATGATTCCAGTTAAAGACTTTGCTTTTGCTAGATGTGCTTCGTCAACAATAACTACGTCAAATTCTTTAAACCATTTTCTATCTTCTTTATAGATTGACTGCCAGGTTGTTATTACAACCTCTGAATCCACGCCATACTTTTCTTTGCCTGCATAGATCTTATGGCAGTACGCAGAGGCGTTCCAGCCGTAATCTTCAAAGTCCTTATACATCTGCTCTACCAGTGATGTAGTTGGAACAACAAGGAGGACTTTTCTACTAGCATTTACATGGTATCGAATGATAGAATAAATCATCAAAGACTTACCAGATGCAGTTGGAGAAAGAAGTAGTCTCCGATTGTATTTTAGTGCTTCGTAAATTGCTTTATATTGATAATCTCTTGGCTTGTGAGGTGTGCCAAGGGACTTTACAAAATCAACTATACCTTCAGGAGAAACTAGTTCGTTAGTTTCATGAGGGTGTCCATAGAAGTCACAGTCAGAGTGTTCATAACTATACCCTCTTTCATTACACCACTCCTCCAAATAATCTACAAGACCACAATATAATTCCCCTGTTCCTGGAGAATAGAGTCTGATTTTTCCATCCCAAAACTTATTACGATACTGAGGCATGTATTTGGCATTGGGTACGTCAAAAGTAAAGTATTCGGCTAATTCAACATTGATATGTGGTTCAGTTACAATTTTCAAATAAACTTCGTTCTTCTTACGAATCTTCAGATCCATTCTATACTCCCGATTTAAATCTCTCCCATTCGATTGCATTCTTAATTTGATAGGAGCGATTACTTACCATTTTTAAAATGCTATCAAGATAAGTGAGTATCTGTTCTATGTAGTCCAGTTTGTACTGTGCCTTTTGAATGTCCTCATCAGCATCGATGAACATTTCAACTTCATCTTTAGTGGTTAACTTTAGATCAAACGGAACATCTTTATAGATTTCTTTAGGTGCTTTGCCTTTGTAATACTTCCACTTATCACGAACAAGTGTCCTGAGTTTGTATTGGTTTTCTCTTTTCATCAGAGAAAATGTGTTGTACAACTCAAAGTATTTCATGTGCAATTGTGGAACACGGAGAGATTCTTCGCAGAGAAGATCGGCATCCATCTCAGAATCTTTCTTCCACATTTCCTGTATCTGTTCTAGATTCATAATAAAGTCTCAAGTAATAATATTATATCATGTACCTTCTGGATTCCACCAAGATTTGGTTCTCCGTCTTGTTTGGCCCTGTGGTCTAATTTCGTAATACATATACGCAAAAGATACTTCTGCAGTCATGAAATTATTGTCAGTGACTGTTGCATCAAACTCTAGAGTTGATAGTGATGTTGGAAACATGTCTGTAAACACAATATCAAAATTAGAAGTTAGGTTATTTGTTTGTACAATTAGAGTCCCGTCACTGAAGATGTTGCGATCTTTTTGACGATCTTCTATTCTTTGAACTGCTCTTTCAAAATTTGCTCTTTCGGCAAAACTGAAAGGAACACCAAGAGCTCTCATCCAGTTATGTACTTCAAGATAGTTTTCTAAATTTTCATCAATCAAAAATTTGAAACTTAGTTCACCATATTTAAAATTTCCTTCAATCGGAAACGAAGTGAAGGGTGTTGGGATATTAACTTCGCCTACAGATATATCTGGAATACTTGCTGTTTGGCATAGAAAAGTAGTCTTAGGCGCTTTTTCAATCAAAAACTTAAAACCTATTGGAGACAAATAATTATTGTTTTTTATCTGTTGTTCATACCAATTGGCGGCCATGTCAACTTCCCAAGCTACTTATTATTTATTCAATAAAAAAGGGACCCCTCAGGGTCCCCAGAAGAATGTGAATGACTCACATTAGGTTGTCTACAAGTACACGTCTGTAGTATACGTTTGCGTTTGCGGTTAGAGCACCAGCACCCTGGGTTAGACCCTCTGCGAATGGGTTTGCAACCATTCCATAGCGGGTCTTGAAGCCGATCTTGGGTTGGAAAGTGTCCTGACCAACGGCACGTACCATCTGGAGAGGTACATATGGGCAATAGAAGAGACCTGCATCATAAGCAGACGAACCCTTATAACCCATCACGAAGAAGTGACGGTTGGATACGTTTGCTGAATAAGGATCAACATAAACCTTAATGCGACCGTTGAGGGTTCCAACTAGAGTTGAGGAAGTATCATCAACACCAGCAAGACCATTGTTGCCATTGAGACCTGGGGTGTAGTCAAGAACACCAGCCATGCCTAGAGCACTTGCAACGTCTGCAGAGCAGATGATGAAGTTGCCCTTGCCACGACGAGTCTGTTGACCGATGGCATTTGCTTCTCTTTCGATTTGGAAGAGTAGACCCTTGAACTTCTCTACGGACCAGCGACCGTTGGAGTCAACGTCGAGGTCGAAGATACCAGCAGTAGCAGTATTGTTCTGAGCACCAGGCTTAGCAATACGGTATACGGTACGAACGACTTCACGGTTGATCTCAGCAAGAACCTCAGTTGAGAGGATGTTCGCTAGTTCAGTTTCAGCATCAAGACCATGGACAGCCTTGAGGTCTTGTGCTAGTTCTAGCGAGTACTCTGCCTTGAGGGCGCGTGACTTAGCGGTAACAGTGACCTTCTCGATTGAGAAGCCCATTTCACGGAAGTGGTTACCAGCACCATCACCAAGTGCTTCTGACTGAGCAGTCGTCATACCTTGACCACCTTGGGTATAGGTGCCGCCGTCATTTAGAAGACCAGGGTTAGTACCAGTCTGATCGTTAGAGGCAAGTGAATCACCACTGTTCTCTGATGAATGCTCGGTATCTGCTTCGTTGAAGAATGCTTCAGTAGCGCCAGCAGCGATATCGCGTGCAGTGCCTTGAGTTGAGCGCATTGCGAAGATGAGACCAGTAGGACCAGTCATTGGTTGAACACCGCAGATGTCATAAGCAATAAGCTTAGGCATCGAACGACGAATTAGTGAGATTAGAACTGGATCGAAACCTGCAACAGGACCTGTTGCTGTGCTGGAACCAGTGTATCCAGCGCCACCTAGTGAGTTGGTAGGTGCGGCTTCTGAGAGGAATCCACGCTCTTCGCGTAGGAAACGCTCTTGGTTTTCTAGCAGGACTGAGGTGACAGCTTTCTTGTAAGAATCCTGGATTGGTTCAGCATCCTTATGCTCAAGAATAGGTGCCCACTTTTCCTGCAGATGCTCGGATTGGAACATTTGCTTTCTCCTTGAAAAATGAGTTTTATTGTGTTAAATCAATAACAAATACGTAATTATTTATAATTTACTTACAATTTACGTTTGTTTATTTGGACCAGCGAGAAATAGCTTGCATGTAAGCAGACATTGTATCTCCAACGGGTTGTTCTACTGGAGTGTCCTCCGTTGCTGGGGCAGCTGCCCTTGCAAAATATGACTCCTTCAGAGTTTCGATTTTCTCACGAAAATCATCCTCTGTAGTGAACTCTACACCTTCAGATAGACCTTGTAGTTTATCTTTTTGTGTTTCAGCAAGTCCAACAGAAACTTCGCTCACGATCCCATTCTTAATATAACCACCAAGTTTCTTATGCATCTCAACGTTTACATCGATTTGCTCATTGAGCTTCGACTCCATAACATTGAGTTGTTCGGTCATCTCATTGACGATCTCGAACTGCTCTTCAGGAACTGAAAGATAGTTTTCGCTGAAGAGATTCTTTAGTCCGCTCATTAAGTTCTCAGCAATCTCGGTCTTAATGCCGTTATCAATTGCGAGAGCGTTTTCCTCGATCCACTTCTCAGCAACGAAAGTGAGATACGAGTCAATTTGCTCGGACATTTCTGTTTTAAATTCAGTAACAACTTCTTCGAATGCTTGCTCATATGCTTCTGCCATGAGTGCAACTTCTTCGTTAAGTTTTGCTGTTACTGCCGCTTCAAAGATGAGTCTTGCTTTATCTTTGAATTCTTCTGTAAGGTCTGAACCAGATACAAGAGCGTCAAGATCCTCGTCGAATGAATACTGAACAGTTTCTTGCTCTTCTTCGATGAGTTCTCCATCTTCTTCGGTCTCCTCAAATGTTGGTTTCTTGTTTAAAGAATCTTGAGTATCACCTGACGCTGCTGAAGGCTTATTTGAAGGAGCAGTTACACCCTTCATCTTTGCTGCGACTTTCTTACCGATTGATTCGGTGTCATCTGGCTTACCTGATGTTGGGGTAGGACCACCAATTTCTTCTGACTCATCATGCAAATCAGATCTTTCAGCGGGTTTAGCGCCCTTGGTTACTACGTTAGATCCCTCTTCAAGATCCATGTTTTCAATTTGTTCTGACATTAGAAGTACTCCTTGCCTATTGTTTTACGGATATTTCGTGTAATTATTTATATGTACAAATAATTAAAGACTTCTTAGGAACGCTGCGAAAGCTTTTACTTTGCGTTCTTGAAGATTATATTGAGTTGATTCGTCAATAGTTTTCTTAATTTTGTTAAGTTCAACTTCCTTAAGAAGACCACTGTCCCAAACCCACTCTTTACCTTCCATGATTCCTTCAACAAAAGCATCTGGAGCAGAAGGATCGGCTACGATATCAGCAGCAGTAGCAAGCATGAAATCTTCACCAACGTAGTTAATTCCATCTTTCTCGGTCATTGAACCAAGTCCTCTGGAAGAAACTCCGAGTTTAACTCCATCGTCTAGAAGACTCTTAGCAATTTTACCCATGGGGGTTTCTAAGAGTTTTGCTTTACCTATGAAGTTATTTCCTTCTCTCGAAAGAGAAAGGATTTTATGAGAAACACGATCTAGATTGATAGTAGGACCATCAGGATGACCGAGTTCCCCAAGAGCTCTGCCTGTTCCAACAAAGTTCTCATTATATTTAGTAACTTCACGTTCCAAAATATTTACGGGGTAATTTCTACCATTACGATTAGTTAGATCACCTTGAAGGAAAATACCCTCGATGTAATAATTTTTCTTACCGTCCTTCTCTTCGGTAAGAACTTGAATATCTTCGATATTCTCTGTAATTAGTTTCATCATTCCTGTTCCTCTGGTTCTTCTTGGTTAAACATATTCTGTCCCACATCAACCTTTCTCTGTTGGATTAGGTCATATGCTTTAGACTGCAATGTGTCAGCAACAAGCTCAACGGTGTATGCGTTATTTTTTGCAAAAATGCTATCGAAAATTTCTGTTGACATAATAATTCAAGCTCCTTATATAGTATTTAGAATTCTGCTTTTTTCAAGTCTGCAGGATCAGCCTCAATTCCTTCATTACCAACCACTGCACCAGGTTCTTCGGCGGGTGGAAGAGCATTAGGATCGGCATTAGGATCCATTGGCATACCTGTTGCGGGATCCATTGCGGCATTTGGATCCATGATCTTACCTTCTTCCATTTCCTTTTCAATTTGCTTATCAATTTCTTTAAACTCTTCGGGAGTTTGCTTAAGAACATTGCGGCGAATTTGTTCAATAGAGAAGTACTTACCAACAAAAGGATCCATTGTCGCTACGAGATTCATTCTCTCATTCATCATCTCCATACCCTTGAGTTCATTGAAGTAATTGTCTGCAATGAAATCATATTGGATATGATTTTTTATTTGATCCCAATCTTCAAGGGTTATAATACCTTTGAGAAGAAGTTGAGTCTTAAGAACATCTTGGAATAAATCTGAGAAACGTTTGCGGAGACGGTTAATAAATTTCTGGAACTTGAGTTCGTCTCTGGTAATTTCAGTTGAACGACCAATATTAAATGTAGTTTCTGTTTCTAATCTTGATGAGGGAACATTTAATGCTTTGTAAAGTTTCTTTTGGAAGTATTTGACATCCTCCAGTTCACCCAAATTCTGCCCACCAGGGAGAGTAGTAATTTCCGTTCCTCTACCACCCTCACGACGAGGGAGCCAAAAGTCTTCAAGCATCGACATAAATTTGCGATCATCTTTGATCTCTCCAGTGTTGGCATCATATACCAGTTTATTTCTATAGCGAGACATAACCTCACGGAGGTATTGCTCTGCTTTGATCTTGGGTAAGTTGCCCACATCAATGTAGAAAATTCTACGTTCTGGCGCACGAGATAGACGATAGATAACCAGTGAGTCTTCGATCATTCTCAACTGATTAACTGCTTTGATTGCTTTATGGAGGTGAGAAACCACCATGTTTTTGTTCATATCAAAAATTCCAGAATGCACAAAAGTGATTGCATCTGTAGCAATTTTGATTCCTTGAGTATCACCAGCCTTTAAACCCTTACCATTGTAAATAAAATACTCAACCGTTTTTTGCATAAACGCTTGTGATGGATTTGTTGGATCTACTCTTTCTGGTCTATTTTCAATTTCGATAACCTTACGAATTTTCCTTGGGTCTACATAACGGAGTTCGATGACTCCTTCTGCAGGATCTTTCGGGTCGATGATCTTATGATAAAAAAGTCTTCCATCAACATACCAGCGACGGAAAATTTCATACGATTTATTTTCAAAATCTAAAAGTTCTAAAACATAATCAAACTCTTCAGTAATTAGTTTTTTAACTTTGTCGCTAACGTTTTTGATATTTTCTAAATTAATCGAAACAGGAACATCATTATAACTTCCACAAATTGATTCATTAACAACATCATCTACAGCAGAATCACATTCTGGTTGGAGAATCATATCTCTATAACGAGTAATCATCTCCCATTCATTCTTGACGGTTCCGTCAATATCTACATAATAACCGTAATGACCGCCAGCAACAATGGGAGTTGCTCCGTCCTGATTATCTTTCTGCACAAAAGAAGGCCCTTTCGGAACCTTCTTTGCTCTCTCGATAGAGTATCCAAATAATTGAGACATTTTATAGTATCGAAGATTAGTCCGATACTATTTATCAAATTATTATGGTGCCTCTAATTATTCTAATTCAATTAGAGTTCCAGATGATGCTGCACTTGAACCACTGGTACTCAACGCTAGAGGTCTGAAGTATTGAACTTGCAATTCAACAGTGTACTCTTCGATGGCATCGTTTGATCCGTAATCGAGATCAATTGCGGCAATGTTTGAAGGCCATACATCAACAAAGTCATACGATCTTACTGCATTACCTCTTCTATCTAATTGTGATACACGCATTGGAGCCATATACTTTAGGTATTGTGGGTCTGCAGATGGTGTATTACCGTAGTCAAATTCGGTAGCATTCTCATCATAAAGTTGAATTGCTTCCATCCATCTTTCAAAATATGATCTTAGAATAAAACTAGTATCGTTGTGAATGGTAATAGTCCATGGTTCAAAGGTTCTATCTCCAGCAATCTTGAGCATTCTTCCACGGAAAGGAACCTCAATAACTCCAACAACTGATGCTGGAATTTGGGCTGCTTTAATGGTGAATGCACCAAGTCTTCTTGCAGAATCTGCACCAGAGGTGGCGCTAGAACTTGTTGATGTAGCACTGGCACTTGGCGCTGCAAGAGCAGCTGCCGTTAAAACTGTACCACCAACAGTGGATGCAGTGTCACTCGTGCTTGATGTAATAAGTGCTACAAGAGCAGCTGGCCAATCGATATCTACTTGGAATAGATTGGGTCTTGCATAGTCTAGTTGTGAGTTGGCTCTAAATGTTGTGATTCGGCCGCGATTTAACTGTGGCATTGGTATTCTCCTGTGCTATTTTGTAAAAGAGTTACGAAGCAACTTCTTCAAATGCAACACCAGTTCTCGTTGCAATGAAGGAAATTGAAATATAGTTGATGGTTCTTGTTGGCTTGAGATAAATCTCAGCAAAGAACTCACCTCTATCAACAGCGTCAGGTGGATTATTTGATTGATCACACTTAACGAGGAAGTCTGTTAAACCTCTTCTGCCTTGAATATTTCTAAGGAAAGGCTCAACAACATTAACAAAACCAGATCTGGATGTATCATCATTTTGCTGGAACAATACATTTTGTGCTGCTCTAGCAACTGATTTTTCAATGGTTAAGAAGAGACGACGAACGTTAATTCTGTCAAATGCAGATTGATAACCCAGAGCAGTCTTGTCTCCGAAAAGAACAATACCTTGACCAGGGAAAGCAACGATTGGGTTGACTCTTTCAACATAAAGTTGATCTCTTTGTGATTTATTGGGTGAATATGCTAGACGAATAGCATTTCTTAGAACTCCTCTTTGGAATCCAGCAGGAGAGAACCATGGATCTGCATTAACTTGTGTTGATAAGCAGAGACCGGCCATATCAGCATTGCAAGGAATATAACGGAAAGTATCGTTATATCTATCATAGATATACTTGTATCCAGTATCAAAAGCAGCATATGATGTGCTTGGGAGTTTGGAGAACCAGTTAACCAAGTTTGTTGTAATCTGATTTGTATCACTCAAACCAACAACAAGTTCTCTGAGTGGAGAGAAGAACGCCATGCAATCTTTTCTCGATTCAACCAAAGAAGTAATTGCAGCGACTCTTGCAAGACCTTCTGATTGGCTTGCACCCATACTTCCAGGAATAAAGAAATCTATGTCCTGAGCTTCTGGGTCTGAAAGAAAAGTTAATGCATTAATATATTCTGAGTTAGTTGGGGTGTAACTAGAAACACCACCAGAAAGAATATATTGTACCGTTGCTCCTTCGGTCGATCCAACCAATACAGCTCCACCAACTGGATCAGTTACTGATGCTCCTTGTACAAGATCAAAACTCACGTTTGCAGCTGCTTGACCCCAATCTCCATCAGAGGCACCAGCACCAACTTGGAATGTGTCTGCTTGGTTATGATCTCCGATGTAAATGTAAGATGATTTTGCAGCGACTGCAGCCTTATAGTAATTGACTTCACCATTGGGAGTCTTAGCATCAGTTGCTTTTGACAAACCAACAAATTTTTCTAGGACTGTATTAGGAGTGCCAGTGATCTTTCCTTCGGTGTCAACAACAACAATGTGTAGTTCATCTCTGAAACCATTCTTCTGAGCAACTGAAGGTGAAGTACCAGGACGAATGCCGATATTGGCCCACTTCAAACCAGGGAATACTTCTCTAGTTAGATACTCTCTCTGTACGTTACCGATGTTGCAAGTTGCAGAGTTGTCATCGAGGATGTCGTTACCATTAGCAAAAATAATAGATCCTTTGTCGAGAGCAACGAGTAACTCTCTCCTAACTGCTGCATTGCCTGTTGCAACAACTCCAGAAGCACCAGTTGCTGATTGAGTAACAGTATCTGCAGTAGCAACAATACCGATATAATCAGAGTCTAGTAAAACTTCAAGAACTCTGTTAACTGCATCGTATCCAAGAACTGTACAACCGTCTCCACCGATTACAGCGACGCCAGGGGCAAATCTACCCACAACACCTTCGGCAAGTTGAACTTTGTGACTGTATCTGTAGACCTTACCAGAAGCGCCACTAGCGGCTGAGATAGCATCGCCAACAACAAACTGGAATTCGTTTCCTGATGTTGGTGCATCGATGGTAAGAATTTGGTCTGGTCCTGCATCAGTTACATAAACTCTCACACCATTTGCATAGTCTCCTGCGGTTCTAGATGCGAAATACCATGGAGTAGTACCATATTCATAGTTTGTCTCGTAATCATCTTCGTTACGAATTTTAACTGCCGTACCATTGCTAACTGCGTTTCTGACAGCGGCAGAATCAGTTCTTACGATTTTAATAGCTCCGCCATAAGTAAGATACTGAGCAGCAGAGAACCAATACTCATAGTTAAGATCATTTGGTTTGCCAAAAATTTTATCAAGATCTAACTCGGAAGCAATGGTTACTACTTGTTCGATTGGGCCTTTTGCGAAAGGGCCAACTAATGATCCAAAAGTAGGATTGGATACAGTTGTTACAGTTGTGTTATCAATTTCTCTGATAACTACACCTGGGGAAAATTGACTTAATGCCATGTTATTATTTCCTAAGGGGTGGATTCTAGAAATATTTATAATTTGCTATATTTCTATTGGGGAAACAATGCATGAACAAACTACCAGTCAGGATAGTCCCACGTAAGGTTAATATCTTTCATTCTACCATCTTGTATTCTTTTGATAGTACAGAGTTTACATTCATATGAATATGAGGATGGATAAGCTCCACGATCCTTTCTAGTCCTATAAAAATCAGTTAATAAATTTTTAGTGATGCCACACGTTCTACATTGACGATCAACAAATAATAAATGCTCTAGTGATATTTGTTGATTGATATCCATTACCTGTATTCCCACATATATGCAGCATCACCGTATTCATCTAAATGCCATCTATCACCTTGAACATCAACAAAACTTTCTTCTTCTGTTCCATCTAGAATAAATCCAAATGGTGCCATGTCTGCTTCAATTGCTTCTCTTTGATCATCAAAGATTCTTTGGCGAACATCATTGTCAGTCATTTCCCTGAAATAAGGTTGCATAGCAAGCCAAGAAAAGATAACTAGAGACATTGCTAAGTCATCATTACATCCTTCTTCTGCCTCAAACGAATTACCTTTTTGAATGAATGTTGTCAGTTCACTAATAATATCGTAATCTTTTACAATAAGTTTGTCTTCTTCTATTAGTGCCTTCAGGTTAGAACAACCAACTTTCTTAACGGCAGCAGTCATGCGAACTCCCAACGAAGCTTTCTTACCACTGAAACCAGATCCTACAATTTGACCTGCACGTCCTCTCATTGAACACATTAAAAGGTTGTCGTACTCAAGATCGTATTGTAAGATATCGGCAACTTGTCCTCCAATATCATTTACCTCGATTAAAATGTATGCTTTATTATAATTTTTAGCAACGTCATGAATAATATTTGGTAATAGGATTGGTTTGATGTCGTTATTTTTGTACTTGCCTACAATGCTATATGGGATAGTTGTGATATCCACAATGATAAATGCTGAGTAATCTTGACTCGTTCCTCTTGAAGTATCAACTGTTAGTATGTATTGATGCTCTGGTTTGGATTCTTCGTAAATATCTAATCCCTTGTACGATGTAATGGGATCTTCATAAACCATATTCCTTAATTTTGCTGGATTGATTAGAGTATCAACCGATCCCAGAAACTCACACTCAAATTCTTGAGTAAACTGTCTTTGAGAAGTGTTTGCAATTGTTTGTTCTTTCCATGCAGCATCACGGCCAGGAACCTGAGACCAATGAACCTCTAGAGGGATATAACTATTCTTCTGCCTTTCAGCATCATGCCAAAGTTTATAGAACATGTTCATTCCGTTTGGTGTCGAAATGATAATTACCTTGGTTGTTTTACCAGATGAAATCGTAGGATATACAGAAGAGAAGAACTGCTCTGCAATATTATTTGGAATGAACGCAAACTCGTCTAGGAAGATAATATTAAACGAGTTCCCTCGAACTGCACTAGATGACGTAGATGCAGCAATAATCTTAGAACCGTTTTCTAATTCTAAGGATCCCTTGTTCCAGGATACAATACCATGTTGCATCCACTTGGGTAAATTTTCGTATGATAGTTGTAAACGAGATAAAAGTTCTCTTGACGTTTCTGCCTTGTTTGCTAGAATAGCAATCTTACTATTATCATTGAACAATGCATAGTGCATCAGATAGGAAACACACGTTGTTGATTTTCCTGTCTGACGTGGAAGCTTTGCAATGTTAAATCTATTTTGGTGAAAATTTTTAATAAGTTGCTCTTGGAAATCCCATACTTTAAATGGAACAAGACCTTCATCCAAGGAAACAATTTTTACATATTCCTTTGCAAAGTAAAGTGGGTCTCGACTACACTTAACAAATTCTTCAATTTGTTCTTTTGTAAACTCAACAGTTACGTTTGCTTTTTTTAGATTAGGATTGCCAAGATAAATGTCGTTGTAATTCATACATAATTGCGGGTATCCACTTCACCATTACGTCTAGCTTCTAGAAGTTTAAAGTCTTTAACTTTAGTATTTCCAAGATAAGACCAAGCATAACCCTGTTGGATCATCTGCTCATTTAATGAAGAGGGTTCATTATTAATATATAGCCATCCTAAAATTCTTCCATACTTCTCTGTACTATCTGGAAGTTCGGTCTTGATAAGAATGTTTTTGGCAAAAATCAGTCTTTCCTTGAGCCATTCTTTTGCTTGGAGACCGAGTTTCTTTTCGTATTCGTCTTTTGTTCTGCTCTCAGGCGTGTCAATGCCCGCAAGGCGAATTCGCTTATTGAGAGAGA